GCGATGGCGCACGGCCAATATGATGCTGCTGCCAATGAATTCATGGATAGTCGATGGAGCCAGCAGGTTGGAAACAGGGCAGTCGAAGTCACTGAAATGATCCGTACAGGCGAGTATCAGTAATGCCACTATCTAAGTTTATTTTTACTCCTGGGATCAACAAGGAGGGAACAGACTACACCGCTGAAGGCGGGTGGTTTGATGGCAACTTAGTGCGCTTCCGCAAAGGGTTTCCAGAAAAAATAGGTGGCTGGCAAAAATACATACAATCTTCTTATAAGGGGACAGGTAGAAAGCTCCATGGTTGGGTTAACCTAGAAGGAACCAAGCTTCTAGGGTTAGGGACTAGGTTTAAGTTATACATTCAGGAAGGCACCACCTATAACGATGTAACACCTATCAGGTCAACAACCAGTGCTGGGGATGTTACGTTTGCAGCAACTAATGGCTCTAGTACTTTGACCGTTACGGACTCAAGCCATGGTGCTGCTGAAGGAGACTTTGTTACCTTTTCTGGAGCGGCATCACTTGGCGGTAATGTTATTGCCTCTGTCTTAAACCAAGAGTATCAAATTGAGTCTGTCCCAACAGTGAACACATATACTGTTGTCGCCAAAGATACATCTGGTGACACCGTCACAGCGAACAGCAGTGACAGCGGTAATGGAGGAAGCTCTGTTGTAGGCGCATATCAAATAAACTCTGGCCTAGATGTCTTTGTTGATGGTACGGGCTGGGGCACTGGCAGTTGGGGAGCTGGAACGTGGGGCTCAACGACTTCGCTCACTGACTCTAATCAATTGCGCCTTTGGTCCATGGATAACTTTGGAGAAGATTTAATATCTAACCCTAGGGGCGGCAGCATCTATTATTGGGATAATAGTGACGGTCTCACAACGAGGTCAGTTGCGCTTACTGCTTTGTCAGGAGCAAATCTCGCGCCCACTAAGGGACTCCAGGTCATCGTTTCTGACGTTGACAGGCACGTCTTAATTCTTGGGGCAGACCCGATTAATGCAGCGGGATCAGCTAGAACTGGTTCGATCGATCCATTGTTGATTGCTTTTTCTGACCAAGAAAATGCTGCCGAATGGGAGCCTAGGTCCACTAATACAGCAGGATCTCTACGGTGTTCTGCAGGGTCAGAAATAATAGGCGGGATTCGGGCAAGGCAAGAAACATTAATATGGACAGATACTGCCCTATACAGTCTTCAGTTTATTGGGCCTCCCCTCACGTTTGGACTAAACCTGATCAATGAAGGCGTTAGCTTGGTGAGTCCCAATGCTGCAATCAATACGCCTCAAGGCATATTCTGGATGTCTAAAAAAGGGTTTTACAGTTATTCAGGGGCAGTAAATTCAGTACCCTGTAGCGTGCACTCTTACGTGTTTGATGACATCAATGAAGGACAATCATTTCAATTCTTTGCCTTTCTCAATAAGAAATTTAATGAGGTGGGTTGGTTCTATTGTTCTGAAGACTCAACTTCTATTGATAGGTTTGTCGCTTACAACTACGTGGAGCAGACATGGAACATTGGCCAATTGTCTAGAACGGCATGGCTAGATGAGGGCATTGTTGCTTTCCCTCGCGCTGCAGGAAAAGCGAGTTCTGTTTCATACCTCTATCAACATGAGACGGGCAATGATGACGATGGCTCGCCCATGGACAATGTGTTCATTGAATCTGCTGATTTTGATATTGGAGAAGGTGAGGAGTTTCAATTTATTAAACGAATGATTCCTGATGTTAAGTTCACGGGATCAGGTGGCAGTGAACAACAGATAAATGTGGTGCTGAAGCAAAGGAACTTTCCAGGGAGCTCGTTGACCACTGATCAAACTAGCAGCTTTACAGCGACCACAACGAAAATTGATATGCGTGCTAGGGCAAGGCAAGCAGCAATAAGGTTTGAGTCTGATGATGATGCGACCAATGGCGTTAGGCTCGGGGTAGGATTTAGGGTTGGCGGCACTCGCCTAGACATCAGGCCCAACGGAAGACGATGACCAAGTTACTACAAGGCAGGCTCCCTTTTGCAATGAACGAGGTGGTTGATCCATCTACGTTCAATAGGACCATTCGCCTGCTGGAACTTAGTCTGGACGCATTTGATCCTGATGACACCCCGCAATTCACTTCAGAAAGAAGAGACCAACTAAAGTTCAATGCAGGCACAGTAATCTGGAATACGACAGAAGGCGTGCTTCAGGTGTATTTAGGAAGCGTATGGCAAAATATATCTGTGCCCTCGACATCTGGGGTGAGTGCTACAGGCAGCGTTGGAACAGTAAGCGTTGCTACAAATGGTTCTATCATTGTGAGTATTAGCTAATGGCAGAAATTAGAAGACGTGCTAAATCGCCTAAGCGAAAATCCTCAACAAAATTGTGTGCTAGAGGAAAGGCTGCAGCTAAGAAGAAGTTTGATGTTTACCCCTCTGCTTACGCTAATGCGTATGCAAGCCGTATATGTGCGGGAAAAATCAAAGATCCCTCTGGGGTAAAAAGAAAAGACTTTCGGGGGCCAAAGCCTAAGGGCAAGAAGGCTGGCGGTTTTATAGAAGCTCGAGGTCAAAATATGCTTATGTCGGATAAGCGTAAAAGAACCAGGATATCCTGATGAGCCTGAAAGAATGGTTTGGTAAGGGCAAGAAAGGTGACTGGGTTGATATTGGCGCTCCCAAAAAGGACGGCAAGTTTCAAAAGTGTGGTCGGAAGAAAGCCTCTGCCAGTAAGCGTGCTGCAAAATCTGGGAGGAAATACCCAAAGTGCGTGCCTCGATCTGTTGCGAAGAGAATGACTGAGGGTGAGCGTAAGAGCGCAGTTCGCAGGAAAAGAGCAAAAGCGCAGGGGGTTGGAGGCAAGCCTACGAATGTGAAGACGTTTGTTAAAAAATCAAACGGTGGCTTGATGAGCAAGAATCATCGAGGGTGTGGCGCAGTTATGCCAGACAGAAGAAAAGTAACTAAGTACAGCTGATGTTTAAAAAATTTGTACAAGAGTTTAATAACGGCGGAAAGGTCAGAAGGCGGCCTGTTATGCCTAAAAAGAATAAGAAGAACTTTCGGCCCACAAAGGCTGGGGCTGGAATGACAAGGGCTGGAGTAAAGTCTTACCGGCGGTCTAACCCTGGAAGCAAGTTAAAAACAGCAGTAACAGGTAAAGTTAAAAAGGGAAGCAAAGACGCTAAACGGCGCAAGTCATTTTGCGCTAGATCTGCAGGGCAAATGAGGATGTATCCAAAGGCGGCAAAGAACCCTAATTCTAGGCTGAGGCAAGCTAGGAAGCGTTGGAGATGCTAGCGTATTTCAATATACTAAAGGATTCGCCTTATATGGCTAACCTAATAAAACAAACTTCTTTTCTGAAAGGACGCAAAGTGTCTAGCAGGGGGGCAAATGGTTGATCCAATAACAGCGGCATCAGTAATAACGTCTGGGTTAAGCCTTCTTGGTGGTTCTAAGAAGAATAAGCCGCCTCCCAAGTCAAAGTTAGATCTGGCTCTTGACGATGCTGGAGTATCTTTCTTACGCGAAATTGATCGCTCTCAAGCTTTCTCTCCCGGAAAAACATTAGGTGAATATAGCCCAAATGAAATGCAGACACTTGGCTTCCTGCCCGGTGGTATAGGGGGCTTCAATGTAAACTACGGGGGAATGCAAGATCAGAGATATGCTAACTACCAGACCCCTTCAGCCCCCGGTCAACAATTAGCAATGTTCGGAATGGCTCCGGGGCAACCACTGCCTAGCGTAGGTGGGGGCGCAGGCGTAGGTGGGGGTATTGGAGCATTGCAGCCGCCACCAACCTCTGGCCTTAGCCCTTTTCTGCAAGAAAAAGCAGATGACATTGTTGCGATTTCAAGAGAAGACCAAGGGTTGCCAGAGATAGGTTCTTTTGCGGATCTATCACCTAAGCCAGATCCAAAGGATTATGGTGCGGCAAGTGTTAGAGACGATGGCTCAATCTATTGGGGTACTGGGCACGGGGGAGGACTTCGTCGTAGAAAACAAGCAGAATACAAAGAAGACTTGGCTGCTTGGGAAAGAGCAAAGGAACGATATGAAAATTTGTATAACGATCCCAACGAAGTACAAACAGCAAGATACGGTGGGATTATGGCTCTCGCTAATGGCGGTTTTTCAGAAGAAGATTTCCAAAGGATGAATGGCCCCATATCTGGTCCAGGCACAGAAACATCTGACGATATACCCGCTATGCTTTCTGATGGCGAGTTTGTTGTAAACGCTAAAGCTGTCCGAGGTATGGGCAGGCTTGGTGGTGCAAATCAAAGTAAAGAAGATCAGCGTAGAGAAGGAGCAAGAATGATGTATGCCCTTCAACGTGCTGGTGAGCAAGCGATGAAGAGGGCTTCATCATGAGTACGCAAACTTATAGAACATCAGATTCTATTATTGCTCCAAGTTTCACTCGAACCTTTCAGGACCCTGCTGCTGAACTTGCATCGAGAAGGATGCTGGAGGCTTATTTTGGTGCTCAAGGGTTAATTAATCAGCCTATTCCGGTTCCTGAAAAAGAAATTTCTGGTCTTTCTCCACTAGAGATACAGGCTCGCAACTTAGCAGGTGGTTTAGGTGGGTTTGGGCAGCAGTTAGCAGAAGCGCAAGAAATGTATCGCGCATCTGGTCGAGGTTTTGACCCAGCATCAGCAGGTTTATTTGCAGATCCTAGAGCCAGGCAGTTGTACGAACAAAGCATGCGAGCCTATGACCCAGCGATGGGAGAAAGGTTTATAGACCCAGCAGCCAGAGAAACAATGC